TTCAAGCAGAAAAAATAACGGCACCGGTAGAGGATAGATCTTCTAGATCTAGGTCCAAAGCTATTAGAGCAAAAAAGAAAGTTGCAGCACCAGCCCCAGCACCAGTCCCGGTTAAACTTAAATTAAATGTACCTCTGGGACATAGGTTTATAAGTAAAGAGCAAGAGATTAGGTTTTATGCAACTATGGAGAAGGCCATTGCCAATGGAGAGTTTAAGTCTCAGGAAGAATTGGACAAGGCAGTAAAAAGGCAACTTAAACCGACACCTATTGTTGGTGTCCCTGGTGTGGAACCTGTTAGACCTAAACCAGTAGAAAGACCTGGTCTAGAGGCGCCTGTCTTAGATGCACCTGTTTTGAAAGCACCTGTTAAAGGAGTAGCAGCTAAAATAGCAAAATAAAAATTAATAATTAACAATTAAATTAAATCAAAATGAGTAAAGTAAAAAAAATGGAGGTAACTCCAAAGGCAATCACTAAAGACGAGTTAAAAAAAGTTACAGAGCTGCAAACAGAGCTGCAATCTTATTTAGCCAACATTGGTGTATTAGAAGTGCAAAAAGCTAAAGCTATTTTTCAGGTAAACATGCTTGAAAAAGAAATGGGTGAGGTTAAAAAAGATATCGAGGCTAATTATGGCCCAGTCAATATTAATCTTTCCGATGGAACTTACGAAGAAATTAAAGAGTAGGTTATGGAAAGTGTTATAAGAAAAATTAGTATCGGGGCTGACTATAAAAACGAAGCAATGCACTACTCTGTTAAACAGACAGTTTACGGTGGCCACGAGATTTCTCATATAATATTTGAAGAGTCTGATAATTCTTATAACATATTTATTAAGAAAGTAGATGAGATAATGCCATGGAAGAAGTTTAATTCTAACATGGCAATATCCGTTGAGTATGACCTAGAGTATTAATGCGAAGTATATATGACTTTATCATAAAGCCGGTAGGTGAAAGATATGATAACAAGGTCGAACTAGGAGAGCATACCTTGATAACAAATAGCTCTATAGAAAGTTTCAAGCACGTTAACAATGTTGCCGAGGTAATAGAAACCCCTGCGGCATTTGCAACACCTATTAAAAAAGGTGATTTAGTAATAATACATCACAATGTTTTTAGGGTGTTTTATGACATGAAAGGAACTAAGAAGAACAGTAGATCGTTTTTAAAAGACGGTTTGTTTTTTTGTAGCATTGACCAAATATATTTGTACAAGAAAAGTAAAACTTGGAAATCATTTGGAGACAGATGCTTTGTTGCTCCCGTCAAAAATAAAGACATTTTAAGCAGCCAAAAAACAGCTGATCTTATTGGTATACTAAAAATAGGTAATAGCTCCTTAAAGAGCACTGGAATTAATCCAGGGGATATAATAGGGTTTACGCCAAACAGTGAATGGGAATTTGTTGTGGATAACCAAATTATGTATTGTATGAAATCAAATGATATTGTTATAAAGTATGAACTCGATAGAAACGAAGAGGAGTATAATAGCCGCTGGGCGCAAGGCAATTAAAGAATTAGTAAAGGTAGCAGAGGAAAAGATCGTTGACTCAGAGGAAGATATATCAGCTGACAGACTTAAAAATGCTGCCGCTACTAAAAAGCTTTGTATATTAGACGCTTTTGAAATACTAAATAGGATACAGGAAGAAGAAAGTATGATTAACGAAGCAACTAAGACTTCGGATAAACCTGTATTCAAAGGCTTTGCAGAAGGGAGATCTAAATAATGGCTTACAAACAAGAATTATACAGTATAGTCAAAGACTATATTAGACCCCAAGCGATTAAAAAGAAAAACCGTTATTCAAAATGGGAGTATGGTTATGACAAAGAACATGATGTTATCGTTATAAGCAAAACCGGCAAAATAGGTGATATATATTTAATAAGTGGAGTACATATTGCATTGCCGTTATTACAAGACAAACCTGACAAGGGCATGGATAAGTGGAAGGCCAAGGCTTACCCAAAAGAATTAAGTAAAATAAAAAGTGAAGCTGATTGGGTTAAATACCCCGATGCTTTCAAAGAAAAATGGCATGGGTATATTGACGAAGAGTTTAACAGGCGCGAAGAAGGCTTTTGGTTTTATAATAAAAATAAGCCTACTTACATTACTGGTACTCACTACATGTACTTGCAGTGGTCCAAAATTGACGTTGGGCAACCTGACTTTAGAGAATCAAACAGATTATTCTACATATTCTGGGAGGCTTGCAAAGCAGACAGCAGATGCTACGGTATGTGCTACCTTAAGAATAGAAGATCGGGATTTTCTTTCATGGCTTCCGGCGAGACCGTTAACCAAGCAACAATATCTTCGGATGCTCGATTTGGTATATTGTCCAAATCTGGACCCGATGCAAAGAAGATGTTTACAGATAAAGTTGTACCAATATCGGTTAACTATCCATTCTTCTTTAAACCAATCCAGGACGGGATGGACCGTCCAAAAACAGAACTTGCATACAGGGTTCCCGCTTCAAAATTCACAAGGAGGAAACTTGACTCCAACGCGGTACCAGAAGAAATCACCGGCCTTGACACCACGGTCGACTGGAAAAATACAGGTGACAACTCGTACGATGGTGAAAAACTAAAGCTATTAGTGCACGATGAAAGCGGTAAATGGGAAAGACCTACAAATATACTTAATAACTGGCGAGTAACTAAAACTTGTTTAAGATTAGGTAGTAGAGTTATTGGTAAGTGTATGATGGGGTCTACATCTAACTCTTTAGATAAAGGGGGTAAAAACTTTAAAAAATTATACGATAGTTCTGACGTAACCAATAGGAACAAAAATGGCCAAACAAAAAGCGGTTTATATAAATTGTTTATTCCGATGGAATGGAATTACGAAGGATTTATAGACGAATACGGTTGGCCTGTGTTTGAAACGCCAAAAAAAGAAACAGAGGGGCCTCATGGAACTTCTATTGAGGAGGGCGTTATTAATCACTGGGAAAATGAAGTTGAAGGTTTAAAAGACGATCCGGATGCATTGAACGAATATTATCGTCAATTTCCAAGAACAGAACAGCATGCGTTCAGAGATGAATCAAAGCAATCTATATTTAATTTAACAAAGATATATCAACAAATAGATTATAACGAAGAGTTAAGAAACAATACGATGGTTACACAAGGTAACTTCCAATGGAAAAACGGTATTAAAGATACCGAGGTAATATTTTATCCTAACAAAGATGGTAGATTTTATATTACATGGGTGCCTAACCAAGAGCAACAAAACAATATAATAATAAAAAATGGTATTAAATATCCAGGAAATGAGCACATGGGTGCCTTTGGTTGTGACAGTTACGATATTAGTGGTGTCGTTGGCGGCGGCGGCTCTAACGGAGCTTTACATGGATTAACTAAGTTTTCAATGGAGGATGTGCCTCCAAATCATTTCTTTTTAGAATATATTGCAAGACCTTCTACAGCTGAAATGTTTTTTGAAGACGTATTAATGGCTATGGTGTTTTACGGTATGCCTATACTGGCAGAAAACAATAAACCAAGATTACTTTATTATATAAGAAGAAGAGGTTATAGAGGCTACTCTATGAATAGACCCGACAGAACATATAATAAATTATCAGTGTCAGAAAGAGAAGTAGGGGGAATACCTAATTCAAGTGAGGACATAAAACAAGCACATGCATCTGCTATTGAAACGTATATAGAAGATTTTGTAGGCGAAAAAGTAGATGGTTATGGCGATGTTTATTTACAAAGAACATTACAAGATTGGGCTAAATTTGATATAAACAATAGAACGAAGCACGATGCGTCTATAAGTTCGGGGCTAGCTTTAATGGCTTGCAATAAACACAGGTATACGCCCAGAGCAGCGATGCAAAAAAAGGTATACACCTTAGGATTCAAAAAATACAATAACGAGGGAGCTACTTCAAAAATAATATAATAAATGAATGTAAGTACAAATACTAATAGCCCATTTCCTGATCAGGTAGTCAGCGACGCTGAAAAAGCTACGATAGAGTATGGATTACAGGTTTCACGGGCTATTGAGCAGGAGTGGTTTAACTATGGCGGTGCCGGGTCAAACAGATATGCTGTTAATTGGAATAGCTTTCATAACCTTAGGCTATATGCCAGGGGTGAACAAAGCGTACAAAAGTACAAAGATGAATTAGCTATTAACGGGGATTTGTCTTATCTTAATTTAGATTGGAAGCCGGTCCCTATACTTTCTAAGTTTTCAAACATCGTTGCAAACGGAATTACACAAAAGCAATATGATATAACGGCTTACTCGCAGGACCCTGAATCTTTAAAAGCTAGAACAGATTACGCAAGTAATATACTTTTTGACATGAATACTCGGGAAGAGCGAGCAATGGCTTCTGAGCTGATAGATGTATCTTATAAAAAATCGCCTTTGCCTGAGGGGTCTTTACCCAATTCTTTGGAAGAAAGAGATTTGCACATGCAGCTTAATTATAAGCCAGCTATAGAAATAGCAGAGGAAGAAGCCATTAATACCGTACTTGCTACGAATGAATTTGATTTGACAAAATCTAGGGTTAATCAAGATTTAGTAAATATAGGTATAGGTATTACAAAAACAACTTTTAATCCAGCAGAAGGCATTGTTGTTGATTACGTAGACCCCGCATACTGTGTTTGGTCATACACTGAAGACCCTAATTTTGATGATATATATTATGTAGGAGAAGTTAAATCTATAACAATACCTGAACTTAAAAAAGAATTTCCGTATATATCTAATGAAGAATTAGAGCGTATACAAAAATTTCCAGGTAATAGAAGGATGATTCAAGGATTTGAAAACTACGATAATAACACTGTTCAAGTATTATATTTTGAATATAAAACCTATACTGACCAAGTATTTAAAATAAAAAGAACGGAAAATGGATTAGAGAAAGCTATTGAAAAAACAGATCTTTTTAATCCACCTCCTAATGATAACTTTGAAAGGGTGGCCAGGTCTATTGAAGTACTGTATGAGGGGGCTAAAGTTATAGGAACAGATATAATGCTTAAATGGAATATGTCTGAAAACATGACAAGGCCATTAGCAGATACAACTAGGGTTGAAATGAGTTACTCAATGTGCGCTCCAAGAATGTACAAAGGTGTAATACAGTCCCTTATAAGTAAATGTATAGGGTTTGCTGATGTTATTCAACTAACTCATCTTAAAATGCAACAAGTGCTCGCTAGAATGGTACCGGACGGCGTGTTTTTAGATGTTGACGGCTTAGCTGAAGTTGATCTAGGCAATGGAACGAATTATAACCCGCAGGAGGCATTAAACATGTACTTTCAAACAGGTTCTGTTGTGGGTCGATCCATGACTCAGGAGGGCGACATGAATAGAGGTAAAGTTCCTATACAGGAATTATCAAGTTCCTCGGGTATTGGGAAAATGCAATCTTTAATTACAGCATATAATTATAACATGCAAATGATTAGAGATGTAACCGGATTAAACGAAGCAAGAGATGGAAGTATGCCAGATGCAAACGCTTTAGTCGGCTTACAGAAGATGGCAGCTAATACGTCTAATACAGCCACTAAGCATATACAAAATGCTAGTATACAGATCGCTTTAAGCACTTGTGAAAATATATCATTAAAAATAAACGATGTATTAAATTTCCCGCTTACTAAGAATTCTTTAATGAATAGTATATCTACTTTTAATGTTGAAACTTTAAAAGAAATTGAAAATCTTAATTTGCATGATTTTGGCATATTCTTAGAAATGGAACCAGATGATGAAGAAAAGGCGGAATTACAAAAAAATATACAAATTGCTTTACAAACTAAAGAAATTGACATTGAAGACTCAATAGATATCAATCAGATTAAAAACCTTAAGCTAGCAAACGAAATGTTAAAACTTAAGCGCAAGAAGAAACAAGAAAAAGCACAGGCTTTGGTTCAGCAAAATATTCAGGCTCAGGCTCAAGCAAATGCACAATCTGCTGAAAAAGCCGCAATGGCTGAGGTGCAAAAGCAACAAGCACTTACAGCAGAAAAAGTTGCAATAGAGCAAGCTAAGTCAAACTTTGAAATGCAAAGAATGCAAACCGAAGCGCAAATTAAAAAGGAATTAATGGCAACAGAATTCCAATACAACTTACAGCTTGCGCAAATGAAAGCAAAAGAAGCTAACACTAAAGAAGCACAAGCACAAGACCGCAAAGACCAAAGAATAGAAAAAGAAGGGACGCAGCAAAGCCAATTAATAGAGCAGCGTCAAACACAAGGATTACCAAAAGATTTTGAATCAGCGGGTAACGATAACTTAGGGGGATTCGATTTGTCACAGTTTGATCCCCAATAAATAAGTATTTAATAATTATATAATATCATATCATGAGTGAAAAAACAGAAGGATCTTTTAAGATCAAGTCTAAGCCAAAGCTAACTGAAGAACAATTAGGGGCTAAAAACAGGGAACCTTTAATAGACATTCCTAGTAACGTAACAAAAGTAGTAATTCCTAAAGAACCACAAGATGCCATTCAAGAGCCAAGCGCAAAGGAAGTGGATGTACATGAATCTTCCGAAGATAGCAAAAAAATGGTCGAAGAAGTATCCGAGCCGGTCATCAAAGAAATTACCGAAGAAAGTAAAAAAGAAGAAGAAATAAAGCAAGAACAAATAGTTCAACAATCTGCATTACCAGAAAATATTACTAAGCTAGTATCATTTATGCAGGAAACAGGGGGTACCATGCAGGACTACCTTAGGTTAAATACTAATTACGATGATATAGATCGTGATGTTCTTGTTAAGGAGTATTATAAAAACACTAAATCCCATTTAAGCGCGGAGGAAATTGATTTCATGATCGATGACAATTTTGCATTTGATGAGGATATAGATGAGGAGCGAGATATCCGAAGAAAAAAACTCGCATATAAAGAAGAGGTTGCAAAAGCCCGTAAGTTTTTAAACGATACTAAAGATAAGTATTATGATGAGATCAAGTTGAACTCACCTAAATTATCTGGAAATCAGCAAGAAGCTTCGGACTTTTTTAATCGATATAAAGAGGACCAGGAAAGAAACGTCGCTAATCACGAAAAGTTTAAAACCAGTACTAATCAATTACTTAACAACGAATTCGAAGGTTTCGATTTTAATTTAGGTGAAAAGAAATTTAGATACGGTATACAAAACCCTTCGCAGATAGCAGAAAAGCAATCAGACATTAGTAATTTTATAGGGAAGTTCCTTGGAAAAGATGGTACGATTGAAGATACCGCAGGGTATCACAAAGCGTTGTATGCAGGTGCTAATGCTGATAAAATAGCAAATCACTTTTACGAACAAGGCAAAGCAGATGCTATTAGAGATGTTGTAAACAAATCTAATAACACATCCAGTTCAGCTAGAAAAGCTGCGCCGATAGATGGAGCAAGGTTTGGTGCATACAAAGTAAAATCAGTTTCTGGAGCGGACTCAACAAAACTAAAAATTAAAAAGTTTAAAAATTAATAACAATGAGTTTATTACCACAATTTGGGGATATAATCCCTTCACAATCACAGCAGATACTTAACACTAACTACCTACAATGGACATCCAATGGGGGAGCTGGTGCAGTACCCGCTAACTTTGCTGATTTTGCTCAGCAATTTTTACCAGAGATTTACGAAGCAGAAGTAGAGCGTTATGGAAACAGAACGTTAGCTGGATTTCTAAACATGGTTGGCGCTGAAATGCCAATGACATCCGACCAAGTAATTTGGTCTGAACAAAATCGTTTGCATATTGCTTATGATGATTGTACTTACGCTGCTGGAGCACCTACTGTATTAATTATAGGAGGAGGCGCTACCGCGCAAAACGTAATGTCTATCAACGATACAGTTGTTCTTTTGGACACAGTAACAGGAACAGAGGCTAAGGCTGTTGTAACTGCTACTACCCCGGGAGTTGCTGGTGTTGGAAGTGTTACTCTTCAATTCTATAACGGAAACGTATTGAACACTGCTGGATCTGTATTCACATCTGGTGCTATCAAAGTTTTTGTATATGGATCTGATTACTCTAAGGGTACTACTATTGGTACTGGAGCTGGAAATTCAGCTGCTAGAGTATCTGTAGAACCTGTGTTATCACAGTTTTCAAACTCTCCAATCATTATTAGAGATCAGTATGTTGTATCTGGATCAGATACTGCACAAATCGGTTGGGTAAATGTAGCAACAGAAGATGGAACTGACGGATACTTATGGTACCTAAAGGCCGCATCTGAAACTCGTTTACGTTTTCAAGATTACCTAGAAATGGCTATGGTAGAAGGAGAATTAAACACAAACGCAGGAGCAGGTGCTTATCAGGACCTACAGCAGCCAGGAACACAAGGTTTATTTGCAGCTATCCAAGATAGAGGTAATGTAGAAACTGGGTTTACAGCAGCCAACGGACTAACAGAGTTTGATAACATTCTTAAGAATCTTGACACTCAAGGGGCTATTGAAGAGAACATGTTGTTCTTACAACGTCAAACTGCTTTAGATTTTGATGATATGCTAGCTGCAATTTCTAGTGGACAAACTGGAGGAGTTGCTTATGGTTTATTTGAAAATTCAGAAGACATGGCGCTTAACTTAGGATTTAGTGGATTCCGTAGAGGATCTTACGATTTCTATAAGACAGATTGGAAATACTTAAATGATGCATCCACTCGTGGAGGAATCGCTGGAGTTAATTCAATCGAAGGTGTGCTAGTACCAGCTGGAACATCAACTGTTTACGATCAAATTTTAGGAACAAATATCAGACGTCCATTCTTGCACGTACGATACAGAGCTTCTCAAACTGATGACCGTAGAATGAAATCTTGGTTAACAGGATCTGTTGGTGGAGCTAGTACTTCAACTCTTGATGCAATGGAAGTAAACTTCCTATCTGAGAGATGTTTAGTAACGCAAGCTGCTAACAACTTTGTACTATTCAAAGGAATCTAAGGATTCAAATAATGTAGAGATAAGGGTGCCTTCGGGCACTCTTACTTTACTTTTTAACTATTAAATTATATTATATTATGGCTAATAAAAAACCAGTAGCTAAAAAAGCTACGCAAGTAGAAGAGATTGTAGAAAAAGTTACAATACCTACTATAAAAGAAACAAAAGTAGAGTCTAAACCTCAATGGGAAATTAAGGATAGGATATACTACTTAGTGGGAGACAAATCCCCTTTAACATTAACAATACCAGGAAAGCATACAAGAAAACATTCTTTGTTGTATTTTGACACAGAAAATGGAAAGCAAAAAGAACTTAGATATGCTACTAACCATGATTCTCCTTTTAAAGAAGAGCAAGAAGGTGAGGCAACATTAGGGCATATAATGTTTAGAAATGGGGACTTAAAAGTACCAAAAGAAAAACAAAATTTGCAAAAGCTGCTTTCCTTATATCATCCCTTAAAAGGTAGACTATATCAAGAATTTGATGCAGTTGAAGAAGCTTATGATGATTTAGAATTACTAGATATACAAACAGATGCAGCCGTGTTTGCCAGAGAAATGGATATCGACGACGCTGAAGCTATATTAAGAGTTGAAATGGGTACTTCGGTAAACAAATTATCTTCTAAGGAAATAAAAAGAGACCTAAGGTTATTCGCAAGAAGCAATCCTTATTTATTCTTAGAGTTAGCTCAGGATGAAAATGTAGGACTTAGGAATACAGCTATTAAAGCAGCAGAAGCTGGTATTATTGCTTTATCTCAAGATCAAAGAACATTTTCTTGGGCTTCTAATGGAAGAAAGCTAATGAATGTACCGTTTGATGAAAACCCATATTCAGCAATGGCAGCTTATTTCAAAACCGACGAAGGCGGAGAGGTATTTAGATCTATAGAAAAGAAGATTAATTAGTAGTTTCTTAAAAAACTATGTGATTATATTATAGATGGTCAATTAATTTTAGCCGGCTTCATCACTGGGGCCGGTTAATATTTATAATAAAAAGAAATAAAATGGCAGTAAATGTAAATGTAGTTTATAGAACAGTATTACTTATTCTGAATAAAGAACAGAGAGGTAACTTGACCCCGGATGAGTTTAATAAAGTTTCTACACAAGTTCAATTGGAAATATTCGAAAGTTATTTTGATATGCTTAATATGCAATTGCGCCGACCAGATAATGATACAGAGTATGCGGACCGCATTAAAAACATCGATCATAACATATCTATATTTAAAGAATATGGCGCAGCAACTTACGTGCCGACAGGGGGGTATTTTACCTTACCAACAATCTCAGGAGCAGGAGTGGCTACCCAAACACTCATAGGAGATGGAACTTCTATATCGTTTCCTTTTACATCAATATCTTCTTCGCAATTACAAACAAGTGTTATTGCAGTTACAATTAATGGTGTATCAACCACTGCGTTCACTATAAGCGGTGCTAATATTATATTTGATTCTATACCAGCTTTAAATGATGCTGTAGTAGTTACAGCTACGCCGCAGGACTTTTATAAGCTAGGTACAGTTATATATAAAGATTCTAATGAAGCTCAACTATCTCAACGAAATGAGCTTCTATATATAAATAACAATCCTTTAATTGCCCCAACTAAAACGTATCCAATATATTTGTTTGAAGAGCATAAATTATATTTGTATCCAAACACTATTACATCGGATATAAATGTTAGTTATTTAAGAAAACCAGCAGATGTTACTTGGAACTTTACGATTCCAACCGGACAGAACTACTATCAATACGACCCTACAAACTCTGTAGATTTTGAGTTAAATAAAACAGAGCAAGCTAATATTATATTAAAAATATTACTTTATTCCGGAGTAGTGATACGAGACCCTTCGATAGTAAATATAGCAGCACAACAAGTGCAACAAGAAAATCAACGCTCAATAATGTAAGATATGCCTATACCTAATGGCGGTTTAATAACCGAAACTAATGAACAATATTACGCTGGAGCACAGCGATTTATTCTAGGTGCTGAATCTGAGGTAACAACAACTTTTAATACTAACTTAGTATTTGGTTCTTTTCTTCCTGCAGATCCCCTTTATGCGTTAAACAATTTTAAAGTTTATGTTAGTGCCAACGGAGCGGCTGGCAGTTACTCTGAATTCGTGGACCCATATACCGTAACTAATAACACAATAAAATTTACGGGCGCCTCCGCACCAGGAGCAGGCAAGCATATAGCTGTTCAATTAAAAATGTTAAGCGGAGGTGGTTTTGACGGTAAAACCGCTTTTGGTGATACCGTGCAAGAAAATTACGGTGGTTATTCGTACACATCTTTGAACGATGTTATTAACGGATTTATAGCCACTTATGTAGGAGAGCACAAATTAATAGGAGATGTTAAAAGAACCGATGTAATATTCCACGCTAAACGAGGATTACAGGAATTTAGCTATGATACTTTAAAAAGCATTAAGTCACAAGAGTTAACCATACCACCTAGCTTAAGTGTTATAATACCTCAAGATTACGTTAATTACACAAACATATCTTATATAGACGCTTTAGGGGTTAAGCACCCAATATATCCCGCAAATAATTTAACAACCAGTCCATACGAAATTCCGGTGCAAGATAGCGCGGGGCAACCAACTCAGGATTCGCTAGGTGACAATATTGAAGGAACCTCTATAACAAGTGCCAGATGGGCCGAAGCAAATGATAGGTTTTTAAATGGCAACATCACTGTACAGGATTACTGGTCTTACGACAATTATTTAACAGGAAATCCTTTTTATGGGCAAAGGTATGGCAATGAGCCACAATATGCTCAAAGAAATGGCTGGTTTAATATGAATGAAAGAGATGGTACAATAGCTTTTTCTTCAAACTTAAAAGATAGATTAATAGTGCTCGAATATATTTCAGATGGATTAGCCTACGATTTAGACGCTAGGATACCTAAGATGGCCGAGGATGCATTATATGCTCACATACTATATTCTATACTAGCGAGCAGAATAAATCAACCAGAGTACGTTATACAGCGTTTAAAACGCGATAGAGCGGCTAAGTTAAGGAATGCTAAGATAAGATTATCCAATATTAAGCTGAATGAAATAGTTCAAGTAATGAGAGGTAAATCTAAATGGATTAAATCATAATTAAATGGCACAAGAAATTAAAAACACATTTCTAAAATCCAAGATGAATAAAGATCTTGATGATAGAATATTGCCTAACGGCGAATATAGAGATGCTCGGAATATATCTGTTGGTAGATCCGAAGATAATAATGTTGGTGCCTTAGAAAACATATTGGGTAATGAACTTGTTACGGGTACAGACATAGGTGCTAACCTGACTGTTATAGGAATTTTAAATGATAACTCTAATGACAAGTTATTTTTATTTTTAACAGATTATACAGATACTGACCCTAATAATCCAACAAATGCTCCGTCAACTTCAAAACATTATATATATTCATACAATAGCGTTACAGGAAACTATACTCTTTTAGCGCAAGGTGAGTTTTTAAATTTTTCAAAAACAAATCCAATAATAGGTATAAATTTAATTGAAAACCTTTTATTTTGGACAGACAACAGAAACCAGCCTAGAAAAATTAATGTTAATTTAGCGGTTACTTTTTCGCCTTTAGTAGGGGGAGAGGATTATTATAAAAGAGAACATCAAATATCTGTTGCTAAATATAATCCATATCAGACTATTGAATTATACAATAGAGCTGATTTGCAGGTTTTAGCTGGAGCAACCACAACTTTGATTGAAGTAGCTGGTGATAGATTAGCTGAGTTAACGCCTTTTATAGGTGGTACAGCTGTGTGCGCTGAAGCCGCTACTCCAACATTTGGTACTGATTATGTTAAGATTACAAACGTTACTTTAATTGCTACAACAGGGCCGACAAGAATAGCTCTTTCACCAGCATTAAATTCAGCACCAACTGTCAATCAATATGTATCGCTCATAAAATCTACTATGAGCAATAAAAACGATGATAGCACATGGCCTGGGGATCCAAACTTTTTAGAAGATAAATTTGTTAGATTTAGCTATAGGTTTAAATTTGATGACAACGAGTATTCTTTGATGGCTCCGTTCACTCAAATAGCATATATACCAAAACAAAATGGATATTTTATTGACGGGGATGAAGATGCGGCCTATCAATCGACTATAGTGGGCTTTATGGAAAACTTAGTTCAAAATATTGGATTAGTTATTCCTTTGCCTTGCTCTGCCAATAACCTGGTATCTGATTATAAAATTAGTGAGGTAGAAATATTATTTAGAGAGAGCGACGGCATCGCAGTTAGGGTGCTGGATAGTGTTCCTGCTGGGGACATATCAGGAGAAATTGGTATTAGTAATTATTATACTTATGAGTACCAATCAAGAAAACCTTATAGAACATTGCCAGAAGCACAAACAGTGCGGGTATATGATAAAACACCAGTAAGAGCGTTAGCTCAAGAATCATCTGGAAACAGAATAATATATGGTAATTATATAGACCAACAAACACCGCCTGATTCTATAAACTACAATTGTAGAATAGCGAATAAATCTAGCACGGGTGTTTACAATAACTTTATAGAATATCCTAATAGCTCTGTTAAAAGAAATAGAAACTACCAGGTAGGATTTGTTTTATCGGATAAGTTTGGAAGACAATCACCGGTGATATTATCTTCAGTAGATGCTGGTTTAGAAAATAGCGGGCAGTTTTATGCGGGGTCAACAATATATAGCCCTTATGATTTAAGTTCAGGAGATACAGATGTTATAACTTGGTTTGGTGACGCTATTCAAGTTCTTATTAATGAGCCAATAGCATCGGAAATAGATTTTTCTACGGGTACGCCCGGGCTATATGCTATAGAACAACAAGCTGTGTCTACTGGTAAAGGATTTGCAGTGTCAGCCGGATTTGTAGGAACGCCTCCAACTATATCTGGAAATACATATACATTTACATTAGATGATGGTGTTGGAAGATTTCCAAACAACGTGAACGTGCCAGTAAAAGATGCTCAAAATTATTTAAGAGGTGCTTACGAAGACTTCGTTGAAGTTACGAATGTTGTGAATACAGTAGGTTCTACCTATGTAATAACAACAGACGGCCAAGTAAACGATCTTTACTTAAGAACTGACAATATACCAGCAGGCGATCCTGATTTAAAATTTGCATATACTATTAATGATTTAGGATGGTACAGCTACAAAATTGTTGTTAAACAGACCGAACAGGAATACTACAATGTATATTTACCTGGTTTAACTAATGGTTATCCTGGACAAGTTGCTTCTAAAGCTACTACTGATGGAGCTTTCCCAACAGATGAAGTAAATTTAACAGCGCACACTGTACTATTTAATGATAACATTAATAAAGTACCTCGTGATTTAGCAGAAGTTGGACCTGATCAAAAACAATTTAGAAGCTCTGTAACTTTATATGGTAGAATAACCAATACTTTAGGTACCGCAGCAACAACATCTAATGAACAATACTATCCTAGATTAATTGCTACAGGTAAAAACGCTGTCGATCATACAGCAATAGCAATAGCAGCAGCTGATGATTTTAACATGAGCTTTAGCGATCTTTCTACATTAACTTCCGGGGATTCTACTAATGGTATTAACGGTAATTTAGCATTTTACCAAATAGAAACTAATCCTTTAATAGCTAGAATATCAACAACCGAAAAATCTATTGGGGCAACTGTCAATGACAATACATCAAGTAGTAGCAACATGCTGCCTTTCTTAGCAATATACGAAACAGCCCCTGTTGAGTCTTTTCTTGACATATATTGGGAAACTAGTTCGGAAGGATTAATAGTTGATTTAAACACAGATATTGCATCTAGTAATTCAGGTGCAGTTGCATTTTCTGCAATTGGGTGGGATTTTACAGAGGCAACAACAACCGGAACAACGGTTAGTGCTTTTTTCCAGCCAATAGATAATACAGGAGCTACCTACGTAGCCACTCCAACAGCAGAACTTGTGTCTGCTATAAACGGAGTCGCTGGAAATGTTGATTTTTTCCAATTAAATGCAGGTGCGGTAGGAACAGCTAATGAGGGTAAGTTTCAATTAGAATATACCGGAGCTGGTATAGTTTATACCGAATCAAGTCCTTTAGTAGATATTTATACTTTTGTTATAAGAGTTACTACGTCAACAGGGGATATAAGCGATATTCAAATAGGCGGTGAAATAGGAGGCGTAGGCGCATTAAAAAATCTACAACCTAGCTTTGGCACTATAGCTAATAAAGTTAAGACAATAAATAGTAGTGTATTAATACCAGTGGGCGATTGGTCTACAGCGGCAAACGGAACGGCTTTAACGGGAGATTCCAAAAAACAACAATTAAAATTTACATTTGAAGGCACAGGTGGTTCAGACATACCAGATAACTGGGTTATGGACCCTAACAGCGGAAAATTAACACAGGACATTCCTGACGCGGACTTTACAGGAAATCCTTTAGCAGTATACAATATTACGGTAAGGCTATCAGATGCTAACGGTATCGGTACTCCCGTAAACGCAGCCTCAGGATATACTTCATTATATGCGGAACAAGCTGTTGAAATAAGAATGCAGCCCGCAGCGGTTAATGCTGGAGCCCTCAGCACCACCTGCACAACTGACCCCGCTTCTCCTCCCGCTGGTACCGTTATCGATCCTGCCACAGGTGTTGTAGGCCCTTTTAACAGTGCTACCCAGCAAGTTGCTTGCGTTTATTATGTATCGGCAACAAATTTAACGCCAGGAGGGATAACCGATAATTCTGTATTTTTTGACAATGGAATAGAAAATCCAGACGATAACGAAACTATTAACGTTGTTAATTACAGGATAGGTACGGATTGTCATAAGGTTGGTACTATATCATTTAGTTTAAATACTTATTCACCTTATAATGGTAGTACTAACAACATAAACTTATTTAAAACGCCCCTTATTACTTTTTATTATAGAGCATTAGGCGAAACGCAATGGTTGCCCGTGCCAAGAAGTACTGAGCATAATGGGGTTGGTCTATCGAATGACATACAAAGTCCGGAATTAGATTTTCCAACAATCGTGCAGTCACTTGAACTTTCTAATACGGTGGTAATCGATGTAGATAGACTGATTTTAGATTACGGGCCAGATGATGTTTGGGTACAAACAATAAGAGCATTTGATTATCAAGACTTCGATATATCAGGGTCTATTGTAGCAGGTGCGGATGGTATAGAGTACGCAATATTAGCAGATAATATTATTCAACTGAATCCAAATTCAAAAGCTAATGGGCTAGTTAGGTTTTGGGTGATAGCTGATGATTTAGAATACCCGACGTGTGTTCCTTGGCAAAGCAAAAATGCCGTAACTGAAAACGGAGGAGCTGGTAATTTATTTGAATACAGAAGATCTACAGAAACTAGTAGTTCAACAGGATTCAACGCGGCAACTGTTGGTTCTGTTTATGCAAGAAGCCCTTACGGCGATTATGTTAACGAGTTTTACACAGGCGCAACTAATTTTACCCCCTATATTCCTTCACTGCCATACATAAACACTAGGCTATTAAGAACAATTGGTACAACTTTAGATTCTTGGACCACGTTAAATGATCCTCCATTACCAGCATATGATTCTCCAGGTGGAGGCCCTGCTACAGATGTGAATGTACAATGGGTGGTTGGTTACGATACGACTAACGGTAAAAAATTGCCAAGAATTAGCGGGGTTGGAGCAATACAAACAACTGGTGACCCGGCATCAATCCAATACAATCGAGGCACTTTAAGAATACATAAAAATTAATATAAATGGCAACAGTTATAGAATTAAAATACTTTAATACTTTTTGGTTGAAAAAGATTAAAAGCGTTGTTGATGTAGTGCCATCTACTACAAAATATACTTCTAATGTAGGAGCTACCTTTACCGTAGCACTAGTTGTTGCTTCAGAAATGAAAGTGGGCCAACAGGTAACTATAGTTGATGGAGTTAACACTTATAGTAGTTATGTAAAAGAAAGAAATAGCAATACAGAATTTGTAGGAGGTGCAATACCCGCCTTTACTATTACAGGAGGTGTAGATATTAATTTTGGCAAAATAATAAACTTTGATCAAGTACCTTCTGCTTATGCCGGTAGCAATGCAAATGATTGGCTAATAGAAGAGTCTAGAATCAGAGGAGGCTACAACAATACATCAATAGATTATGGAGTTAAAGCTTATTTAGTGGAAGACGAACCCAATCAATCACATAGGTTTAGTTCGCTTATACATTCAGGTATATTCAATTCAAGAACAGGCATTAACCAAACTAATCAATTTTCTGTTGGGGAGGATATAACTAGAACTATAGACCCAGCTAATGGCTCGATACAAAAGCTATATGCCGAAGACACTAACTTAATTATATTTCAAGAAAGTAAAGTAAGTAAATCTTTAATTGACAAAGACGCTATATATTCTGCAGAAGGAAACGCGAGCGTTACTAGTCGTAATTTAGTTATAGGGCAAAATGTGGCGTACGCTGGAGAGTATGGTATAAGCACAGACCCTAGATCTTTTGCTGTAAACGGTTATAGAAAATACTTTACAGATAGAGATCAAAACGTTGTTTGTAGATTATCAATGGACGGAATTACAGTAATATCTGATTATGGTATGACTGACTTCTTTAGAGATAAGCTATCTACAGCAACAAGTAATATAAGAGGCGGATGGGATGCTCATAACAAGCAATATGTATTAACAATACCTGGCCCTCCGGTTGGTATAGGGCCTGCTTCTGAGCTTTCATATGAAACACTGGCTTTTGATGAAAGATCAAAGGGCTGGACTAGCTTTTTTGATTACGATCCAATTCAAATTATAAGTTTAAATAATGACTTTTTTACTACTAACGATGGTAAACTATATAAGCATTACACATTGGCTAATAATTCCAGCTCAAGAGCTACATTTTACGGCACAACATACAATTCAACTGTAACATTCGTATTTAACGGTGCGCCTTCTATGGTTAAAAACTTTCAAACAATAAATTACGAGGGTGATACCGGCTGGAGAATGCGAACTTTTACAACTAATACAGATAGCGCATTGCAAATATCTGAATCAGTTTTTGCTACAACGTTAGAAGAAATGCAGAATTCGTTGTTAGTAAATAGATTTAAACTAAAAGAAGATAAATACTATGCTGATCTTGTAAACAATACAGCCTCTCAAAATGGTGAGGTTGTATTTGGAAAATCTTCTTCAGGAGTAAAAGGATTTTTTGGAGAAGTTAAAATGGGTATTAGCAATGTAAACGCAGGCAAAAAGGAATTGTTTGCCGTAAGCACAGGATTTGTAAAATCATCTTAATTAAATTAAATGAATAAAGAATTATCAACTAACTTTATAAAGCAGCTAGAGACATTACAAAATGTTTTCATAGAAAACAACGATATCGAGGGAATATATGGGGACGGAAAGTCATTAGTTAACGTGCCCGATATATGCCCTATAACGCATAATTTTACAGACGGGTTATATATGCGACAAATGAAATTAAAAGCGAACGATCTTGTTATAAGCGCAATGCATCATACAAATCACTTTTGGTTTTTACTTTCCGGCAAAGTTATAGTTGAGGCTGATGACGAAGTGGTTGAGCATATTGCTCCATGTTGGTCCTACTCAATTAAAGGCACTAAAAGATTAATAAGATGTATTGAAGATTGCGTGTGGATTAATATAATAGCTAATCCATCAGATACTAAAAATATAGACGAAATAGATAACAACTTTTTCTCAATAACTCTTGAGGAATACAATAAAAAAGAAAAATTATGGCATCAGTAGCAATAATAGCGGCAGGCATAGGGGCTGTAGGAAGCATCGTAGGCGGTATTATGGGTAAAAAATCAGCGAAAAAAGCGGCAAGAGCAGCTGCAGCCGAAAAAGCAAGAATCACCCGGGAAATGAATATATTTGAACAGAACAGGCAAGAGGTTACAAACCCTTATACTTCTAACGTAGCAATGATCGAGGAAATGCGTGAAGGTCTTTCCAACCCGTTTGCTAGTCTAGGCGTTGCTACAAGCGCTGCGGAGATCCAGATGGAACAAACAGATATTGCTTTAGCAAATACATTAGATACGTTACAAGCGACAGGTGCGAGTGCCGGAGGTGCTACTGCGTTGGCTCAGGCGGCTAAGCAAAGCAAGAAAGAAGTAGCTGCTAATATAGAACAACAAGAAGCTGCTAATGAAAAGCTAAGAGCGCAAGGAGAACAAGCACTTCAAGCAAAAGAAATACAACTTACTCAAATGGAAATGTCCGAGGAGGCTAGGGTTCAAGCCGGTGACATGTTTGCCTTCCAACAACAAGAAAACAGAGACATGGCTACATTAGATAGAATGCAATCAGGTATTGATCAGGCTAATGTAAACACAGCAAATGCAAACGCAGCAAATGCTGCCGCTACTTCCGGCATGATTAGCGGGATCACTAGCTCGGTGGGTAGTTTACTAGGCTCTGGCGCATTAAAAAAAAAACTAACGATTGATACGGACTATGTTCCAGATTTTAATTTTGACAACGCTTCCACTGATGGCACAGAAACTTAATAAAAAACATTAATAATGAGTTATAGAAATCCAAAAATAATAAACGATAGATCCGCAGAAATACTAGCTAAAGGTATATCTCAGGGTGTGCAAAATATATCTAAGGGTATTATGGCGTTTGGTGCCGAACAAAGAAGAAACGAAATACTCCAGAAAAAAGAAAAACAAAATCTTATTAAGCTTCAAAATGAACATTCACAAAGTTCCGCTGTTTTTAATGCTGGGCTAGAGGGTATGTCTGCGTCTATGAAGGCGGCTATGATTGAAGCAAATGAAGCAAATCTTACTAGGATTGACGAAATAAAAGTAAAGCAGCAGGGAGGGAATACCGACCCAAAACTATCGGCAGAGCTAGGTATATTAAAAACACAGATAGGTTCTGATGTAGAGTTTGGTAAAACAGTAATAGGCACTACTACCCTCTTGAAAGAAAATAGAGAAAAATATGAAAAGATAGGAAAAACTGTGTTTTACAAAGAAGAGTTAATACCTGTTTTAGATGATAAAACTGGTGAACAAAAAATTGATCCCGATACTAACAAACCTATAACCGAGTACTCAACAGCAAGATCTGTAGCTATAGTAGATGGCTTTGGTGGAGACCCTGCTTATGAAGCAGATGTATATAGAAAAGAGGGCGTATTATATGCGCGATCTAAAAACAAAAAGACTGGAAAAATATTTGAGATACCTGCATCGGAATTTAAAACTATTGCAGACGATTTTATGATAGAGCTGCCGAATTCTGCAGAAGCCGTGCGTAAAAGTATATTGGCTAACATGTTTGACGGAACTGACTTAACAGGAGGGGCTTTGTCGAATGCAAAAAAATCTAACGCCACCGAAGTAGCGGCTGACGGAGACCAAATATTCTATAATGTTCAAACCCTTGATCCTGCATATATAGAGCAAGAGAAGAGTGCAGCTTATCAAAGCTCCGTAGCTGCCATAGAGGGTACATACGGAAATAGACAAGCACAACAAATACAATTAGTTAATTACGGAATAGATCCAAAAAAATATAATGATCTTGCAAAGAAAAATGACGAACCAGGGGTTGCTAATGAAGAACAACAGAAATTAATAAGGAAAAGAAGTAATCAAAACTTCGATGCGGCATTAGAACAAGAAGGCATAGTTATAAATAAGACCTCAACAACAACAGGAGAAGGCGAAGACGCTGTTACTACTACTACTTCATCGTACGAAAAAAGAACAAAAGATCCTACAAAAAGCTTAAATTTAACAGAAGCTCAAAAGAAAATAAATGTTAGCAATGCTAAATTTAATAAAAGGCTTAATGATAGTATCACACCTTACGAAACAGATTCAGGCCAATCAGTTCAGGAAAATGCCGCAACTGCTTTAAATAATTTATTTGAAATTTCTGGAGCTGAAGGCGAAGGAAAGAGAATGGATATTAACGCGGGTAAAAAGACCTACAGGGATGTTAAGTTCAAAACAAATAGCACTGGGCAATTAGTTCTTAATTACAAAACAGGATCAACACCAGGAGAAGAGACCCTTGCTGGCCAAGGAGATGACTCTAGGTCGCAAACATTTATAATAACCGACATCGGAAGGCTCAAAAACTTATTAAAAAATAATTTTAAAATGTCAGAATCACAATTACAAAACGCTTTAAGTCGATTTGAAACAAGCTTGAAGATGGACAATTCTTTTTTTACTTCTAACTCTAACAACTAATAAAATTAAATAAACATGTTTAAATACCTAATAAACAATAAAGAAGTTACTTTTGAAAATAGAGCCGATCTTATAAAGGCTTTAGAGGAAGCTGAAATGATGGGATATTCAATAGAGGATATCACCGACAAAAAAGAAAAGCCTAAGAAAAAAGAAGAGGAAAAAGACCCAATACTAGCAAGTATTGAGGCTAATACTCCAAAAGAGGATTTTACACAAGGCCCTGTAGAGCGTGCGGATGCAGCGTCGGAAACTGTAGCACAAGACGGTATGGTATCACCGCCGGCAGATGGTTCTTTGGGTTTTCAGCCAATACCGCTAGGTGATGGCACAATGCCTGATGTTGGTGGCTCCGTGCCGTTTTCAATAGATGGCAAAGAAGTTACTGAAGAAGAATATAAAAAATATGAAGAGTCTTTAACTCCGGTTCCAGAATTTAATCCCTATATATCAGATGTAGTTGAAAGGAGTAACTTGCAGCAAGAACTAGAGCAAACCCAACAAGCGATTGAATCTACTCCCGCTATGTCAGAAGAGTACAAGGGCTTATCCAAAAGGGCCGCTGAACTGCAATCTATGCTTGATGAAAGTGTAGGGGATAGACTTTTTTCTATATACGGAATGCCAGATGGTATTGAAAAAAATCAGGCTATTAGTTTTTTAACTGAAGACCAAAAAAATGTTTTTAATGCTACTATAGAATTATCTAAAGACACAGGTGGATACAGCGCTGCGCTTGAGTATGATTCAGAAAAAGATTTAGAAACAGCAATGAATCAGCTGGATGGTCCATCGGAAGACGGCATGATGACGGTGGCCCCTAAAAGAAATAAGCAATATTTATTTGGCAATGTGCAGCGTCTTGTAAATGAAATGTTTGGTTTTTCTAAAGATACCGCACCTAATGAGGTTGTAAAATATGATAAAGAGGTTTATTCTTTAATTGCACAAGATTTATTAAAAAATAAAGCAACAACGGGTAGATTAAATTACAATACACTTACTCTAACGCAAAAAAACAACCTAATAAAAGAAGCTAGGATTAATGCTTATAAAAATGCAAGCCAACAAAACAAATCGGAGGCTGAAGCAACTAATTTAGATTTTATTAAAAATACTACTATTATACAAAATCAAGCGGCTCAGTTGTCTGCAGAAATAAAAGAAATTATAGGCAGCACTCCTAAAAATATGCTTACCCAAGCTCAGGTTGATGCTGTTAATATTAGAATAAAAGAAATAAATAGTTTACAGGCTAAGCTAGACCGAACTCAATCTGAAGCAAAAGATAAATTTAATCAATTAGTTACTAGCCAAGAAACTTTAGCAGGAACATATAAAATTGATACCAACAAGGAAACCATAGGCAATGTTTTTAAAAAATCTGATTTAATTGAGCAATTTAAAAAGCAACAAAGTGCTAATTTAGGGGGGTGGGCTAAAGGCATAAATAGTACTCTACAAGGCTATTTTCAAATAGCATTAGAGGCAGAAGTAGCGTTACCTACAATGTTTCTAGCCAAAGGGGGTTCTCTTTTGCTTGGAGCTATGACTGATGATTTTGACTCTTACAATATATACGATGCTTTTGTAGATACCGCAGGCAACAACCTTAGCTACGACGCTTTAGGAGTAGAGGCTAGTACAGCTTTTGAAGGTGGAGGGGGTGTTCTTGATCAATCCGCTTCTGAATTGTTTGCTTTAGGTGGAGAGGGGCTAGGATTTACCCTTCAATTAATGAAAAAAGGTAGGAGTGGTCAAATTAAAAATATGCAAAATTCCATAGGTAAATTAACAAAGCCTGGAAGCAAATTTAAAAGAATTTTTTCTAATGAAAATGTAGAATGGATAACGGCTAAAGCAACTATGGAAGCTACACTACTTAGCAACTACACTGCCGCATTAGATTCTGGTATGGATAAAAATGACGCCCTTTTGTATTCTACTGAGCAATCGCTTATGACCGCTGCGGTGCAGATGATATATCCAGATATTAAAATGGTAACCCCTGCTCCTGCTGTATTGAAGCAAATTAAGGGCTTAACAGGAAATCTACGTACCGCTGCTATCAAAAAAGCAGTTTATGGCACCGCTGCTAAATTACTAGGAGGCGTTTCAATGGAATACCTTGAGGAGCTTACGGAAAGTGTTAGCGAAAGAGCTCTTAACTTATCGTTTGCTATAGACAATAGCGAGTTTATGGGAGGCGATTGGTGGATTGAACAAAAAAAATTGATGGCTAGCACGCTTATGATAAGCGGTCCATTGTCGGGTGTGGGTGCTGCTAAAACAGGTATGAACATCTATGACAATTTCATGGGCGTTGCGGATTGGCAAATGAAGAATGTAATAATGACCTTTGACACTCAATTATCGGCGTTAAAAAAAGAAAAGGCAAAGCCTGGTAGTAGTATAACTGATGAGCAAATAACAAAACTAGAAGAAGCTATAAGTTTAGCTATAAAAGTACAAACAGCAATAAATAGCTCCCCTAAAAATGTTACTGGACAGGAATTAGAATTACTCGTAGAAAAACAAAGGTTAATAGAAGAAAATAAAAAATTAGACCCCGCTTTTCAAAAAGAAAATAATGATAAAATAGAAAAAATTGATCAGCAAATAGCGGTGGTTAATAAAGAAGGTAAAACAGCTGTATTTATACAAGAAGCAGTTGAAGGTGATGTTAAAAGAGCCGAGGCTATAAATAAAGAGTTAGGATTAGGGGCGTCTATACAAGCGGCAGAAAGCCAGGAGGACTACGAAAAACAAATAGAAGCCACTAAAAATACTCGGGCAACAGACAAAAACGGTGTTCCAGTTGAAGTTAAAAGTGACGGATTTGGAGCTATAATACCGATGGCAGACGGTTCGGATGTCATAATATTAAATAAGCAAGCCGCAATAAGGGGGGGTAGAATAAACACTGCTGCCCATGAGCTACTGCATAGGTATTTAAAAAATTCGTTAACGGACAAGGGTATGAGCATTAACGAAATAGGAGCTGCTTTAGAGGATTATTACCTCAGCTTAGGCCTTCAGTCTAATAAAGAATTTGAAGTTAGGCGTGCCCAATATGCGGAGATGTATGGGGGAGTTATAAAAAATAAAGCGGGACAAGAGGTTCCTGATTATAAAAAAGCTAGAGAAAACAGCGTTTATAACGAAGAAATGCTTACTCTGCTTAGTGAAGCTATGCTAGACAACAAGGTAAAATCCGGAGACGGAAGAATAGCTAGCTTAATAGATTCTGTTAAAAGAATGTTAAATTTAGGCAAAGACATATCTTTAGATGATGGAGCAAGCGTATTTAATTTTGTTAAGGACTACAACAGATCTATTAAAAAAGGAAAGGCTTCTAAATCAATAAAAAAGGGAGTTGCTGGAATAAAAGGATCTTTGGTTAAAAAGCAAGGCGAAGTTTCTGAGCCCACTTCAAAACAATCAATGCAAATTGAAGGTTTAGAACAAACTTATTTTGATCTACAAGATCAAGCTGCGGAGGATCCAAACAATTTAGCTTTATATGAAAGAATGGAAAAAGCCGGTGATGCACTTGATGCAGCGCTTGCCGCCCCAGCTACAGAGGCTACGCCTATGGCAGAAGCTGTTCAGGAAGCTTCTAAGGAGGTAATAGTTAGGCCTAAAGCAGATAAGTCTAAAAGAAAATATTCGTTAGATAAAGAGGTTAAAAAAGAAATAGAGCCTAAAATAGCAGAAGCGCAAAAACTAAACAAAGAGCTGATAGCACAAGAAAAGAAACTGAACGCTGACGCTATTGCAGAAATCGAAGCTATTGATGACAATGTTGAGAGTAGAACAAGTCGGGAAAAAAGAATAGTTGCTTTAAAAAACAAGCCATTAACTGTAAGAAAGCCACCTGCTCTTAACAAGCTAGAAAAAGAAATAACAGAAGCTTTAGAAACACCTATAAACAAAGCGGTAAACTTATTTACTAAGCTTTATTACGATAAAATTGCTAAGAATGCAACCGCTGCTGTAACAAGAGAGGAGTTTATGCAATCGGCTAAAGCAGAAATAACAAGTCTTACTATTAACGAATTTAAACCTGAAACTATAAATAGAGCAGGGGAAGATGTTATTAACGACATCGAGGATATTATATTTCAAAGAGGGGGGCTTCGTCTTAGAAACTTAGCACAAAGACTAGGTGTTATAGGCAAGGACCAAGGTATATCAAGAGGAGCCGAGGCCTTAACTAAAATTGCTGCAGAAGATTCAACTACAACTGCTGAGCCTGCTGAGAAAAACCTAGACAGTGGCTTTAAAGGTGAAATAAGAAAGCCTAGCGCACTATTAGCGGATGAGTCTCTTATAGAGCAAGCTAAAAAGAAAATTATACAATTTTGGGAAACAAATAAAGGTAACAAAAAAGTAGAAAACTTTAAAAACTTACCAATTATTATTGATTCTATATTAGCGGAAGTATATGGTATTAGTCTAGACACTTTAACAGCAAGGTCTGGTAACTTTAACAAAGTAACATACCAAAACGCAATTACAGCTTTTACTACAAAACAGGCCGTATTTAGAACAGAAGAAAACGGAGAAATGGTAGAGGTAAGGGTGCCTTACGATCAAAGAGACGCTAAATTAGAAGAACTAGAAAATAAAGCTAAAGAAAATTCTAATTTTACTTTTGAAGAATATTCGCCGGAATCTAGAGCTGAGGGCATATTAAGATTTTTACCGGAACTCAGTGTTCCTGAATATAAGTACTTTAGTGGAAAAAGGGGTAGAAGCGCTGGTAAGTCAACTGGTATGCCTAGAAGCTTTACAAGTCTAGCATACTTAGTTACAGGAAGAAGAACTCAAGCTCAGGGAAACAGAGAAGGGGAAATTCAAAAAATATCTAGAGAAGAGCTATTGGAATCAATAGGAGCTATTGACGATAGCAATGGAAATGCAGTACCAGATGTAGCTAAGGCTAGAGAAGCGGGCAAAGCGATTAATAAAATGCCTGGTGCGCAAACCTTACTAAGTTTGATAAAGCTAGAAGGTCGTATGATAGCAAATCAGATGAGTAGGGAATTTGGTAACTTAGATCCTCTGACAGAGCTAGACATTAAAATGGGTAAAAATAAAACAATGTACTCTGCCCCCCTTAAAATTATCCTTGCTCCTGTTAACATAGAAATGTTTAAGCCTGAAAATTTTAAAAATAAAGCAATACCCTACGAAGCTGCAGATGAAATTTATAAAATTTTAAATAAGGAAAATAAAATAAGAAAAAAGAAGCTAAATATAATTGATGTATCTAATATAATTTTAAAGCAAACTGCTAAAAGCTACGGACGAGAAGTAGGAGCTGTATATAGAAATGCGGCGCTAGATGTTATGCAAAAATTTGACGCTGTTGGTTATAAAATAGCGGAAGCTAAAATAAAGTTAATTAAAGATTTACAGTATTCTTTTGGTAAAGCTTTTAAATATGTTATACAAAACAAAGCAATTAACAAAGAATGGGGTAAAGTAGAGGCTTTAAAAAAGAAAGGAGTTTCAAAAGAAACTAAAATACAGGTTATAAAAGATTACGTTGAAAGATGGAATAGAGCCGGTAGAGATATAGATTACAGATTTGACTTTGATTTTTTAAAAGCAACCAACAATACAGCTGTATTTGACGCTATTAAAGAAGCAACAGGACTTAGCGATACTCAATTAAAAAACCTCGGCTTTACATTAGAAAAAATAGGGGGGCTAACTACTATAAATTTTGAAGGAAAGCCTTTAAAGCTAAGCACATCTGCGGATTCGCTTAAAAAAGATCTTAATAGCGCAGACGTTGCAAAAAATAATGCAGCGGCCATTACTATAAATAAAGAAGCGGGTACTATAAGAAAAGTTATGTTTGACGTACTTGACCCGTTTATTAAAAAAGGAGATATAGAAGGAGCAAAAGCAATGTTGGCTTTAATGGATCTTAGCCAAAACGGAATTGCTAGAAAGCTAGGCAAAATGGGGAGCTTAATAAAGATGAACGCTGATGATAAAACCATATTGGATCATAATCCTAGTATGAGTGATGTTAACGCAAAAATTATTGAGTACATAGAAGGAAAAAGAAGTAAAACTTCTTTGAACAGCTATTTAGATAAAACTACCATAAACAATATATCTGAGCAACTGAACGATCTACTAGATTTAAAGGGTGGTTTAGATAGCAAAAGGTACGATGTTTTAAAAAATACATACGCTAAAATTAATGTAAATTATGCCGCAAAAGAAGTAGCTATTGCAAAAGAAAATAAAAATTCTTTGCCATTAAACCTTCGCCAAGAGGGGATTAGCTTAGAAGAGTCTATAAAGCGAGTTGAAAACTTTGATAAAGCTATAACTTTAGGTAATAGTTTAGATCAACCTACTAAAGGCATTAGTGTTTGGGATTTTGATGACACATTGGCAACAACTAAAAGCAATGTATTATTTACAATGCCTGATGGCACTAAAGGAAAATTAAATGCATCGAGATTTGCTAAAGAAGGGGACGCTATGTTGGCAAACGGCGCTAAATTTGATTTCAGTGAATTTAGCAAAGTAATGAATGGTGGCAAAGGCCCGTTCTTCAACAAGGCTGTAGACAGAAACAGAAAGTTCGGTAACAAAGACGTTTATATATTAACAGCTAGGCCAGCTAATAGTGCTAATGCTATACACGAGTTTCTTAAGGGCATTGGCCTTGACATACCACTTGCCAACATTACCGGACTTGCTAGTTCAGATCCACAGGCTAAAGCTAACTGGGTTGTAGGTAAATTTGCAGAAGGATATAACGACTTTTACTTTGCAGATGATCACGTAGGTAATGTTAATGCAGTAAGTACTGCGCTTTCTGCTTTAGACAATGTAAGAAGTAATGTTGAGCTTGCTAAAGCCGCAAGGTATTCTAAGAAAATACGCAGAGAATACAGTACAATACTTGATAAGCTACGAGGAGGCGATGTGATAGAGGGCAATAAAGTGTTCTCAGCAGAGCAGCAAATAGACGAGGTATTCGACTGGGCTAATTCTTTAAACATACCAGAAAAGAACAAAGGTAAGTATAAAAGAGCAGCATTAAACTTTGTAGCAAAAAGCCCTACTAATTTCCCTGTTGATGCGGAAATTGTAAACGAGGCTATGCGAATAGCCGAGCTGAAGAAGCTGGACGTGATGAATTTTAATAATCCACGCGAAATTATAGATAAATTTGCAGGAGAAGTTAAAGCTAAAAGATTAGATCCTAATAAGGAAAAGGAATTTTTTAATAAAAAATCTTTACCAGAGGGGGTAGAAACATTTCAAATAATGCCTAATCGCTGGGGGCAACTAGCCGTTAGAAAAATGTTAGATACTCATTGGGGAGAAAAAACCAACCCTTGGTGTGTAACAGTTCAAGAGTCAGGATACACAGCTGCAGAACAAAAAGAATTAAAAGAAAACCCTCCTTTTCTTCCAGTTGGAACTAAAAGTGTAATACAGTACGAAGCTATAGTCGATGCCGGCGTTGTGGTAAAACAAGCGTTTGATAATGCAAGGATCCCAGAAACACGAGAGCTTCCACTTGACTTTGTTGGTAATTTAAAGACAGGTTGGGTCGCAGGAGAAACAACGTATGAAAGTGTAGAGTTTGATGATACTAAAGCAATACGGGAACGCAGCCAAGCTGATTATGACAGGGAACTTGCTGCTCGTGAAGCAAAAGGTTTTAAGGTGGAGGAAGGTAGTTTTAGTACAAAGGAAGGTATATGGTTTGCTCGTATACTACGCAATAATGACCCTAAAGTAAACAAGGTTCGTCAATACACTACTTACTACAAAGCTAAAAACCCGAACATGACTCAAGAGGAGTTTGATAACGGGCCTGCTAAAGGTGGAACTGTTAAAAACCCGGAGATAACGCCTACTGGCCCAGTTGAATTAACTTTCGGGTCTCGTAAAATGTGGAGAAATTACGGCAAACCGATTAGCCGCGAATTTGTTAACGAAGATACGGGAGACGTGGAGGTTGATGATGGCGGTTTTGAAATAGCATTTAAAGATGGTAAATTGCTGGGCCTTAAAAATCTAGGTGGACAAAAGCAACAATGGTTTGATAGAATGGATACAGGTACAGATCAATTGGCTTTAAACGTACCTAGAAATGCTAAAGGTAATATAACTGGACAGTCTACCATGATGAATACCGATTCAGGTAAGGTATTTAAAAAAGATTATACTGAGTTGACTAGGTACTCTAAAAAAATAGAGCCTACACTTAACAATCTTATAGATAAGCTTTCTACTAAAGGTGATGCAGTTAATTCATCAACAACTAATTTAAAAGCACAGCCTAAAGAAGTTAAAGAAGTAATCAATACTCTTGATGTAAAAAGTGATACGCAGCAAGCTAGAGTTAGATACAGCATGGATCTTAATAAAAGGTTTAATGAAATAATTGAGGAAAAATCTGGTATAGAATCATTTAAAGAATATCAATCTGTTAAAGCCGGAAAAAAAGGCGCTAAAAAAGGTAGGCTTAGTTTCTTTATTCCGCCGTCAGCAGAAGACTTCTTGGGGCTGCTATATAAAACCTTACCCAAAGGTAAGAAGGGCGAATCAGCTATGGCTTTTTACAAAGAGCATTTGATTGACCCTTATTGGAAAGGTGTTTCGGGACTTAGAACACAAAGAATATCAATAGCTAAACAGTATAAAGCACTTAAAAAAGAACTGGGTATTGTACCAAGAAAACTTAAGAAAACTTTTAAGTATGAAGACGAAAACGGTAACATGAAAGAAAGTCTATTTAGTAAAGAAGATGCTATTAGAGTTTATGTTTGGGATTCTCAAGGGCTTGATATAGAAGGCTTATCAAATGTAGACCTACCTGTTCTTGTTAACTATGTCAACTCCCAGCCGGATTTAAAGGCATTTGCTGATAAACTGCTAGAGCTTAACAAAAACAATCCTCCTAAAGCACCAACTGAAAGCTGGCCAGGCGGTACTATAACATCCGATTTACTTAACACGTTGAATACCGAGGGTAGAAAAAAAATGTTAGAAGTATGGCAACAAAACGTTGACGCTATATTTTCAAAAACCAATCTTAATAAATTAGAAGCCGCTTTTGGCGCTAAGTATGTTGAAGCATTAAAGTCTTCTTTAGACGCAATGGAAACTGGCAAGAGCTCAAAGCCTACAGGCAATAGAGTTACCGATGGATTTGTTAGATGGTTGAATGCGGCAGTAGGTAACATTATGTTCCTTAATAGAAGATCTGCTGTATTACAGCTAATATCTTTCACTAACTTTATAAACTTTGAAGGCAATAATCTTTATCAGGCAGGTAAAGCGTTTGCTGATCAGCCGCAATACTGGAAAGACTGGGCAATGCTGATGAATTCTGATTATTTAGTAGATAGAAGAGATGGATTAAAAATCAACGTAAATGAAGCGGATATTGCTACAACAGCAAAAGAAAACGGATTTCAAGGAGTATTAGCAAAGGTTTTGCAAGCAGGATTTACACCCACTAAAGTAGCAGATAGTGTTGCAATAGCAACCGGTGGGGCCACGTTTTACAGGAACAAAGTCAATGCACTGGTTAAAGGAGGAATGAACCTAGCAGCTGCAGAAAAACAGGCTATGCTAGAGTTTATGGATGTTGCGGAAAAAACTCAGCAGTCTAGCGATCCTATTATGACATCTAAGCAGCAAAGAGAGCCTATAGGGCGCATCATATTAGCCTTTGCTAATACGCCTTCGCAATATGCTAGAATAATAAAAAGATCCACACAGGACCTTATAGCAGGCCGTGGCGACCCTAAAACGCATTTGTCTAGAATAGCTTATTACGGATTTCTTCAAAATGCTATTTTTAATTTCTTGCAACAAGGAATGTTTGCCGCTATGATGGGAGATGATGATGACGACGAGGACGATAGCGAAACACCAGAAGCTTTAGCAAAACAAGAAGAAAGCAAAAATAAAAAAATGTTTAAAGTTGCAAACTCTATGACGGACGGTATACTCAGAGGAACAGGAGTTGGAGGAGCTATAGTGTCTGCAGTTAAAAACTTAGCTATAAAGTTTTATGAAAGATCTCAGAAAACAAGGAATCAAAGGCTAGCAGAAACATTAAAAGATGGCGTAACAGCTGTATCGCCTCCGCTTTCAAGTAAGCTAAGCAAAATTGGTAAAGTAGGTAACTCTCTTGAATGGGGTAAAAAAGAAATAGAATTTGACGAAATGTCTTTGAAGCACCCTTATGTTACGGCAGCTAGTAATGCAATTGCAGCAGCTACTGGTCTTCCAGCTGATAGAGCGGTAGGTATGGCAATCGATGCAGTTGATATAGCTAGCAGTGAAACAGAAACATGGATGAAGCCATTGATTGCTTTAGGGTGGCCTAAGTGGCAATTGATGTCGGAAGAAGATACACAAAAGGAAAGAGAAGAAAAAAAGGAAAGGTTTACGGAACTAGAAGCTGACAAGGAATTTCAAGAACTTAATCCTACTGAACAAAGAAGGTCTGTATTGAAAAAGCTGAGTAAGAAGGAACAGGAAAAAATACTATGGAATTCAGGGGTTCTAACTAGAAAGCAAATTAGAAATCTTAAGTCCGAAGCCAATAGAGTAGATAAAATTATGGCTCTTAGGGATAAAAAACAATTTGAAAAAGACATGGAATCCCTTAGCAAAGGCGGAGACATATTGCCTGAGCCAAAAGTTACAAGACCCCCAACCAAAAGAAAAGACTCTTTAAAATAAAACCCCTTAA